CGTTTCTTTTTCATAAGCATGTTGTACTGGAAGTCTCGGTCTTTCTGAATTTTAACTGCGTTCTTTTGGACTTTTTGCCACTGCGGCGACTTGCCTTGCCGGGAGTACTCGCGGCCAATGGTTTTCATCATGTTAGCGATGCGGTCTTCTTGATTCTGAATCTGGATTGCTTCTTCCAGAGCACTGCCAATGTAAGCATTCTTATCGTGCTCTTTAACTTCGGCAATCTTGTTCTCTACAGCTTCCTTACTGGCAAAGAACCCTGATATTTCAGCGCCCATCTGCTCGACTTGCTTTTTCTTCTTTAGGGATGCCTGCACTAAATTAAAAGCGGTATCCAGTCCCTTTATAAGTAAAGCTATTTCGCCAATCATAGATCATTGCTTATCCGTGAACACGTTGAAATATGCGCCCGCCATTAGTGCGGCTAGGAACAGCGTAGTTAACGCCTGAACGATGGTTTTACCCACGGTTCGTTTTGCGGAGCGCCACGAATCTAACAGTGATCGAAGCTCTGAGACATCAGTCAGCAAAGCGTCATCATCGCTGAACCCTATGTCCCTCAGGGCTTTTTTAGCACCAAGCTCGGCAGACTGCTCGATCAGATTAGCTATCTCTTCTTTGGTCACTTAAACCTCTATGGCGCTGTGGGCCAAGTGATCGTATTAGGGAATCCTGCTTGAGCTGGAATATCTCTAAGACTTTGTCGGTACACAGTCATTTCTTCGCTCATCACCACATCGCTTAGCCCATGCCAATCTGTTAATGCTAACCTTGCGTCTCGATCACCTCTCACGTTAATGGCAAGCGTTTCATCTCGACTTGCAATTTCATCCGCTGACATATCCGTAGCAGTGTGAGCAAGAACCCATGACCCACTCACTAAAACAGGAGTAGTAGCATAGCTACGTTTTTGATCTGCCCCCAAAGTCTCAGTAGTGATGTTTACAGGATAAACGTCCCACTCTTCCGTCATTGCATCTGTGAGTGAAGCAGGAAAAGAAGTATTAGGATTATCTTTTTTTAAAAGAGCTATCGAGTAGGGGTAGGTCTGTATATCCCCGCCATCATCTAGCAATACATAGTCTGACATTTTTAAATCTCCAAAATTAAGTGAGTGGATAGTATCCAATTAGACGGCCTTCTTTTACAGTTGTTGATCCCGGCGTTGTGAAATTGCCGCCAGTACCAGCATTTGTGCCATAAGCATTAATATCATTTCTCATATAAATTGCTGGAGCTGTTCCTGTAGGAGTCGTTCCGTCTGATCCACAATCAACAGGTAACTGTAAAGGGCTATAAAATTTTCTGCGATTCGCCTCTACCCCAAAATCAATATACTCAGTTGTCCAGAATACATTGCCGTAATTTCCTTTAAAATTATTTCCGTCAGCAGTGGAACTTTCAATAAATCCCCCAAGGCTAATGCCACCCGTGGTTGACATATTAATATTTTCATTAGTAAGAGTAGATACGGTTAAAGTTTGGGACCTTCCATTTACATAAACTTTGCAATTAGAGCTGTTTGCCTGATCTATGCAAATAAGGACGTTATGCCACTCGTCTAAATCTATAGACGTTGCAACTGTTATAGAGCCAACAATGGTGTTTGAACTGTTTCTAGTAGTAATACTCAGGACTTGGCTTTGGGCAACTTTAACCCAGACTTTTTGATAATCATTAGGGCCAATAGCTAAAATAGTTTTACCGCCTTCATTTACCTCTGGAAAACATGAAAAAGCCATTGACCAAGTTTTCCCGTCAGAAACACCCGTTAATCCAGAGTTATAGCGCATAATAGGTGCGGTAGTTAGTCCAGAAGTATTGTTTATGGTGCGACCTTGATACTCAGACATACTTAATGCACCGCGCCAAGGCAAACTGTAAATAGTCGGCATATCGACTTCAGAGCCGTCATTTTGAGCTGGATCAGGTGGATACATGGGCATCGCTTGCAAAGGTGTTATGCTGTTATTTTCCATGACTTGTGCCACGGTATAAGGACGGTTATTGTCGCTGTCCCAGAAAATGTTGTCTGATGCTAGGTCACGATACACTTTCTCAAACCATATCTCACCAATAGTACCTACGTTACTAGTGCTAGATACTTGAAATTTAGGCCACCCGCTAAAATAAATGGTTCCGCTATTAAAGGTTGTGCTTGTAGCTGTAGCGGTTACATCTACCCCGTTAATAAAAACCTTACTTGCGGCCTCAGAACCTGTGTTAAAACTAAACGCCACATGATAAGTAGCCAAGTTGCTTACGGGAATGACCATTTGAGCCGCAGTATAGGGAGAAGAATTTTTCAGAAAGTTTAAATTTAGTCTTGTTCCGCTAGTATCAATTTTACAATCCCAGTAACCCCCACTCGGCTGGTGGATAAACTGGGTTTCTCCAGTTCGGGCATTAGCACTACAAATAAAAGACCCCGTAACCACACTAGAACCCGCACTATCCCAGTTTGCGTCCAAAACAGAATCCGCCGCCGCCAGATCAGAAGCCATACAATTAACTTGGTTCGGGCCGCGCGCTGACTGAGCAAAGGTTCCATACTCTGTCATGTTCCCACCAGTTCCAGAATTCGTACCTACTGTACTGTAATTCGTCATTGGGAAGTATATGGGCGGGGAAAGACTAGACGGGTCGGCAGGAAAACCGTCAGCGTTAATGAAATGACGGCGATTAACTGATGAACTCAGATCACGGTAAGTCATGTCTAGGAAAAGATTAGAAAGCCTGCCTTGAAACCATTGCTGGCTGGAATGGAGTAGTCCAACCCTAGAATAGGGAACAGTAAAATCAATATCAGCATTATTATAAGTATCCCATGTAACAATATCTGTATTAGTCGAAACATCAACGTCATTTAGATAAACGTGACGATTACTTGAATTAGCCAGATCAACAGAAACTAGAACATTTGTCCAAGTGGATGTAGGAGTCTGTATATAAAGCTGCAATGCGTCCGTACTGCTTGTCTGACGAAGAAAAAATCCCATCTTTCCAGATTCAGTAAGGCTTGGCTGATACCTTATAAAGCTACGTGACGCTGTGGATGATGTACCGTCCCGATAGATAGTTCCATAAAGACCGCCATCAGTCGCAGTTGCCCACATGGGGCTAGGCCATATCCAGACCGAAAAAGTAAAGGTCTTTGAGTCTGATACGTTACTGAACTGCGTAGTTCTTTCGAGGTAGGTTGTTTGCCCATCGAAATCAGTAGCTTGGGGTGTAGCTTCACCCGTGCTAACACCCGCCGCAGCCTCTAATGCTCTTCTAATGTTAGTCATTTTTAAGCCCTAAGCCATTGCCGCGCCGGAAAGAAATCCGTACCAAATCGTGCCGCCATCGATGGTGTAGAAAACAAGTACATCCACGCCAGCAGTAGTTAAAGTAGGAGCTGTCGCTGCCGCCCAATCAACCGAGGCGGGCCAGTTCACGGTCTGCGATCCGCCATTGGTGAGAGTCAGAGTGAAGCCGCACAATTCATCAGAAGCCGTTGGGTTGGAAAAAGTAAAAGTTGTTGTGCTTGTATCTACTGTTCCACTAACGGAATTTCCCGCCACTAAATCAATGTCCTGAGTGCCGCCGCCAATACTGCCAATTGCATTTGTCACTTCGCCGTAATCTTTAAGATTAACCGCAGAAACAGTTTGATCCGCGCCAGTAAGCTGCCCCGATAAAGTAGTAGCAGCCAACGTCTTATTAGTAAGTGTGTCGGTAGATACTAGACTGACTAGCGTTGAACTAGCTCCCACTGGAAGCAGCATTGTATTGGTGACGCTTGCGCTGTGGGGCTGCGCTTTGAGGGTTTGTCCGTGACTGTTGTCGTGGCAGTTAAGTTGAATCTGCCCTTCTACGCTAGACCCATTGCCTTTTACTTCAACTATCTGAGTCGCTGGGTCTACGATTAAATTACCTGACGCTGTAGTGGTTATTCCACCTAAAACAGGAGAAGTTAACGTCTTGTTAGTTAGGGTCTGTACGCCATTAAGCGTAACATCTCCCCCAGCATCACTTGTATATTCTAAAGCGGTAGCTCCAGCATTAACCGCAAGCACTTGTCCTGCCGTTCCCAAAGCCGTGAGTGCTGTACCGCCGTTGGCAACAGCTAAAGTTCCAGCGGTAGTAATTGTTCCAGACCCAGTAATTGGGCCACCGCTGTAAGTAAGACCTGTTGATCCTCCAGCCATCTGAACAGAGGTAACTGTGCCTGCCCCAGCTTCTGTTGGATTAGCGTTAATTACCGCTGCGCCTGCGCCTAAGCCGTCGGTAGCAATCATGACCTTAGAGCCACTAGCCACGTTAACCGTAGCGCCTGAACCTTGCTTGATCGTGATGATCTGACTGCCTGTAGTAGAATTCTCAATGAGCCATACTTTAGAAACCGTGTTAGGCCCAAGCGTTACCTCGCGTGTAGCCGTAAGAGAAGCTGCCGAGGTAATCTTTAAATAGAAACCACGAGTGGCATCTGCCGTAGCATCAGGCATGGTGAAGGTTTCGTTAGCATCAGCAGCCATCTGCTTTGTGCCGTAGCTAAACCCGTCCGTAACTAGCTCAAGGTTGGTGTTGGTGCTAGTGCCCCAAGTACCGTCCTCATCACCTGTGGTAATTTCTTTTAGTCGTAAATTATTTACATAAGTTGCCATGATTGTTTCCTATGCTGCTACGTTAATATCTACCCAGTTAGGGGTTTGCGAATCGTCTATTGTAGTCCAACCACCTCTTATGATGGTCCCTATTGCGCCTGTTCCAACGACCCCTACAGGAAAAATATTCGCGCTTCTTGTGTTTGTTACCGTGCCTACTGCTCCAGTTCCTACCACCCCAACTACCCTAAATATAACCGTAGGAGTTACCGCTTGTACAGCTCCAGTTCCGGCCACTCCTGTGGGGTAAACAATCCAGTCGTAGGACGGTGTTGCTGTACCTATTCCCCCTGTCCCTACTACTCCGGGGGCAGTAATCTCGGTACCTGCACTAAAAGTAGTGGTACCTATTGCGCCAGTGCCTACTACTCCGTTGGGTACAATTGAATCGCTGGTGTTAGTACTAACACTGTTTATTTGCCCTACGCCCTGTACACCAGTAATAGCAAAAGTGGGTACTATTGATGGGTTTCCTACTGCCCCTGTACCTTCTACTCCTGTTGGAATAGTGAGGTTACTGTAACTTGTTACAACAGTGCCTACTGCACCTGTACCTTGTACTCCTGTTGGGTAAGCTATACTGCTGTAGCTTATAA